TTATGACTGGAATCGAATATGCACTATTAGCAGCTATAACAGCAGAATCAGCTAGAAAACAACACGTTGCAGCGCGTATAGGTAGAGAGCAACAAGAACGTCAAGCTAAAAAAGCTGAAAAACAAGCTAAAGACCAAGAAGCTAAAAATCTTATGATTCGTCAGCAAGAGAAAAAACGACAAGGTATGACTCAAAAAACTCCTGTTACCAAGAATCCTTTTGCTGGTGGACGTAAAGATATGCGTTCTCAATTCACCATAGGCGGTGGTGGTAGCGAGTCTGGAGCTAATTACTAATAAGCATGGGCAAGAAGCGTTACAAACAATTAGAAGCAGAACGTGAAAACTTTCTTCTTCGAGCTAGGCGTTGCTCTGAGCTAACGCTTCCTTTGGTTGTTAGAGACCATATCTCTTACAAAAACAAAAATACTAGCGACATATCTTATCAGACACCTTGGCAATCTTTAGGGGCAAGAGGCGTAAATAACCTAGCTTCTAATTTAATGTTGTCTTTGTTTCCTACCAACTTAAAGTTTTTTAGGTTGTTAGTAAGCGACAATGCTTTTGAGCAGTTTGGCGATCAAGCAGAGCAAATCAAAGCAGAGGTGGATGAGTCTTTATCTGTCATAGAGACAACTTGTTTTGAAGAGATTGAGGATAAGAATCTTCGACCTACAATATATGACGCATTAAAGAATCTTATTATTGCTGGTAATGCTTTTCTTTATGTGCAACCAGATGGAAATGTTAGAAGTTATTCTCTTGAAGACACTGTTTGCCATAGGGATATTGAAGGCAATCTGACTGATTTAATTATTAAAGAACAAATATCTAAGACGGTCGCTGAGAACTTAGATATAGATTTAGACTTACCTAGCGACCAAGATGATTTTGTAGACAACGACAAGAACATCGAACTTTACACTTGCGTCCATTTAACAGATAACAACGAGTATTACATTTACCAAGAGGTGAATGGGAAAGTGTTGCCTGATACAAAGGAATACGTTCCTTTGGACAAGCTACCTTTCTTAGCACTGCGTATGACTTCTGTTACTGGAGAAAGCTATGGTCGTTCTTATGTGGAAGGTATTTACGGAGACCTTCGCAGTTTGGAAGGACTCCAGCGCAGTATTGTTGAAAGCGCAGCCATTGCTAGTAAGGTCGTTTTTATGGTTAATCCCGCTTCGACAACTAGAGCAAAGAATATTGCACAAGCGGAAAACGGTGATGTTATCAATGGTGTTGCTACAGACGTTACAACTCTTCAATCTAACAAAGGTGCTGATATGTCAATAGCATTTCAGGCAGCTCAAAACATAGAAAAGAGGGTATCGTTTGCATTTAACCTATTAGATAATGCTTTACCTGCTGGCGGAAGAACAACAGCTACAGAGATTACAGCTCTTATTAACAGCCTAGAAAAAGTATTGGCTGGTACTTATGCAATGTTGTCTAGTGAGTTTACTAGACCACTTGTAAATATTATTATCAATCGTCTTACTGAGGAGAAAAAAATTCCTGAGATACCGAAGGAAGTCAAGCTAATTATCAGCACAGGTGTAACTGCACTTGGCAGAACTAGCGACCTTGAAAGGCTACAACAGTTTGTAACAATGGCAAGTCAAATGAGTCCAGAAGCTTATGGTCAGGTAGTGGATCAACGAGCTTTGATGTCTTCATTAGTTCGCGCCATTGGTGTAGACAAAAACATATTGAAATCTGATGAGCAACTCCAACAGGAGCAACAACAAGCTATGATGGCTCAACAGCAACAAATGGAACAACAACAAGCCATGATGCAACAACAGCAGACTGGTAAAGTTATTGAAAAAGTTGCACCTCAATTACTACAACAAGCACAAGAAGGAGAAGCCAATGAGCGATAATTACAACCCTCACAGAAATTCAGTATTGATTACTGAGAACCCAGAAACAGAATCTTTCAGTGAAGCTGATAAAAAGTTTCTTGCAGAAGAAGAAGCTAAAGAACAGCAACCTGAAAAAATACTAGGCAAGTTTGACAGTCAGGAAGATTTGCAAAAAGCATATCAAGAATTGGAGAAAAAATTCCATGAACCGAGCAACAATCAAGTTCAAGATAACAATGTTGAAGACCCAAAACTACCTAGCGAACAAACTAGCGAAGATAACAATAAAGAGGACAATGCCGAGCCTAGTGAGGAAAACACCAATACCGAAGATAACACTGAGAGAACAGGTGTTGTTGAGGCTTATCAAGCTTTGCAAGAAGCTGGGGAAATAAACGAAGAAATTTACGCTAAGTTTGAAGAAGCTGGCGTTCCTAAAGAATTAGTAGATCATGTTCAAGAACTTGAGAACTACAAAGCTGCGAACGAAATGAAGCAGATGACAGCCGAAGTTGAAGACTACAATGCTTTGACTGAATGGGCTGGAAAGAATTTGTCAGAAAGTGAAATAGATACTTATGACAACATTATGCAGAACGGAACTCCAGACGAGATGCGTTTTGCAATTAAAAACCTAGATGCTCGAATGAGAGCTGACAACCCTAAACCCAAATCAAACTTGATTAAAGCTGATGCTGTTTCTCAAGCTAGTGGTACTTATAACTCTACTGCCGAAGTGCAAAGAGATATGAAAGACCCAAGATACTCAACTGATTCTGCGTATCGAGCTAAAGTACATGCAAAGCTTGCTAAATCAAATGTATAAATCAATGAACCTTAATGCAAGCCTCCCTCAAGCAGTTACGACTGTGAGCGTGTTGAGACAACTTCGAGAGTGTGTTCATTTATTTTTTTCTAACGAGTTAGGTAAAACTAAACTCACTTTCAGCCCTAGATCGGGCTTTACTGTCTAACCTATGGAGGTTTATTATGGCAGATGTATCAGCAACGTCTTTAGACGCGAGTCTTTTGAAGGTGTACGGGCAAGAAGTTTTGCTCCAGTATTCCGCATCTTCTAAGTTAAAAGACAAACTTATGAATCGCACAATCACTTCTGGTAAGAGTGCGTCTTTCCCACATTTCTCGACTGAAACAGCCAAACTACACGTTGCTGGCGAATCAGTATTTGCTGCAACAGGTAGTTCTGAATCAACAATCGCTAATACCGAAAAGGTTATTACGATTGAAAAGCTTCTTTACGCTGCGCAATTTGTAGATAACCTAGAAGAAATCAAAGCTCACTATGATGTTCGCGCTGCACTAGCAGCACAAGCTGGAGCTGCGATGGGCAAGCAACATGATGCTTTCTTGTTGGCTGCTATGGGTCAAGCTGCAACTGGTGCACAAATTAAAGAAGTAGCAGGAACAGATGCTTCCGACGCTGCAAGCACAAGTATCTTGAACTCGACAACAAAAATCAAAGAATGCTTTGAAGATGCTGCACTTGCTCTTGATAACCAAGATGTGCCAGCAGAAGGTCGTTGCATGGTTGTTCGTCCTTACGAGTATTATTCAATCTTGCAAGAAGATTCAGCAATCAGTGCTGACTTCTCTACAAGTGGAGACCGCTCTAAAGGTTTGCAAAACTTGCACTACTTAGGCTTTGAAGTTATCCCAATGACTTTGATGAATGACTACTACAACTCATCTGACGCTAACATGTCAGACGATAGCGGTAGCCCTCTTTATCTAGGTGGCGTAGCTATGAATGATGATCACTCTTTCGATGGCGCACTTTGGTTTGCATTAGCATTCCACAAGTCTGCTGCTGGAACAGTTACTCTGAAAGGCTTACAAAGCGAAGCTAACTATATCCCAGAAAGATTTGGTACTTTAATGTCCACTTCTGCTGGTATCGGAACTGGCATCTTACGTCCAGAAGCCGTAGTTAAAATGATTGCAGCGTCAGCGTAATCTAATTCTTCAAGGTGGGGTGCATAAGCACCCTGCCTAACCTTTTAAAAAAAACTTTTAAATTATGACAAACACATTAGAAAAAACTGTAGGTCTTATTCCCCCAGTAATAAGCCGATACTACAAAGTAGCATTTACAGGAGATGGAGATAGCAACATTATTGACGTAGCTGGAGCAAGCTCTGTTGTTATTATTTCAAACACAGTTCTTACAATTAAAGTGCCTACTATTGATACTGACGGAGAATTTACCACTACCGAAGCAGCTATTGTTGATTCAGATTTGCACAAAAACCCAACAGCTTCAAAGGCTGGTTTTATTGCTGGCAATGTTATGCCCCCAGCTTTGGTATTAACCAACGCAAGTGGAGGAGAATCTACTGCTTACGTTTACGTTACTTGGACAAAATAAATGGCTGCCACTACTAGCAAACTTGAAGCAGTTAATACGATGCTTCAAACGA